AGCCCCCTGAGCCAAGGGGCTATGACCGGGTTCTAGTCGATCTCACCAGATTTCGTATCCTTCAATTTCCCAATTCAAATACCCTAGATCGCCGTCGTCCAATTCATCTAAGTCGCTCTGATCTTGGTAGTAATAAACCGTTAACACTCTGTAATTGCCTTCATTGTCGACAAAATCAACGCTAGCGGCAAATTCTACATCGTCCTCAAAACCCGCTGGCATAAGTCTGTTGGTAAAATCGCAGTCAAGGCCCTCCACTTCTAAAACCTTTTCCAATCCCGCCTGCTTAATAGCTTCCTCACGGCTCAAATTTCCATTTCTCATGATTTATCCCCCTTTTTCTTTGGTAGGTTTTACCCTCCTGCCTATGTCCACCAGGGCACAGGCAGCGGGGCAAAGCCCGCGCTATACAAACCGCAAGACATACATGTTCTCGACATCAAACTCATCTGCCCATTCTTGCGGCTCTGTGACATCTTCTCGCCGGTCGAAGGCTAAGATCATATCTGCCACAATGTCCCCGTCCTCGTCCTCTAACCTGTAATAGCTGATGTCTAAAACGCCATCGTCAATATACTCTGGGTCTGGGCTATAATCGGCTCTATAAACCTTCCCATCAATACGGACTTTTTCTATATTTCCCTCTGCCTCCAAGATTTTGAAACTGATTCTCTTAGCGATATAATTCATTTTTTGTCCTCCTTTTTTCCCCGGCCCCCTGTGTGGCCTGCGGGTATATCCTTTGCTTAATACCAGTATAATGGCACGCCATCACAATGTCAACCCCCAAATTAAAAAAACTTAAATTAATTTTGAAAAAGTCCGGAACCACTTGTGGGACGGGCGTTGCAGAAGTTTATAAAAGTTTTCATTTATTTAACTAAAACACGGGTATATCATAGAGAGTGAAGGACTGGCGGGGAGCCGGTCTTTTTCTTTTCCTCCTTCCTATAGCCCTGGCGAAAGCTGGGGCATTACCTTTTTGGAGGTGATCCGATGAAAAAACTGTGGCGGGAGTCTCCCACCTTTGTCCGGGCCGTAGTGATCCGGCGCGGGGAGAAGGAGAAGCAGCGGAGGCTGATTAGCCCGAAGCTGTGGAGGATGTTTAGGGGCTGGTAAAAGCATATAGGTAATAAAACGCTTGCCGTTTGGCCGATGGCAGGCGTTTTTGCATTTTCAGCTACGGTTCAGGCCGAACCGTCTGAGGTTAGGGGGAGCCTTACCCTCCCCTCTAGCCGAAGCTGAGTCAACGGGTAAGGAGTTGAGCATATGAGGCAAGACAACATGCTCCCGATCAATGCCTTTTATATTACGGCATTACGGGACAAGCGAGGTCATAACAGGCCAGCAGCGCAATGGATTGATAAAGACACCGGCGAAGTGTTGCGCCAAAGGGATAAGCTAGACAGCACAGACCTACTCATATACATTATGCTGCTCAGCCGGGCAGACAAAGAGAAATATACCTGTTATCCCTCATTAGCAACCATAGCGAGCGATTGCGGCGGCATAGATAAAAGAACTGTGTGGGAACACTTGTCTATGCTAGAGCAAATGGGCTTTATAACAATAAAGAAAACGCCGGGCCGACCGAACGTATATTACATGGCTGATTTTGCAGAGTGGGCAAAGTCACCGCATTACTGACCAGGTACAAAAATGTACCTACTTTTGTTATACCAGGTGCAAATATGTACCTAGTGGGTAGGTACAAAACTGCACCTACTACCAGGTACAAAAATGTACCACGAACAGATACCACTTAACAGATACCATTACAACAGAGACCAAACTATAACAGAGACCAGTTTAGTCCTTAACAGGACATACCCCAAAATAAATCTTTTGGAGGTGATTTGAGTGGCAAAGGATAAACTGACACCGAAGCAGGAAATGTTTGTAAAAGAATACCTGGTGGATCTTAATGCCACTCAGGCAGCCATAAGGGCTGGATACAGTAAAAAGACAGCAGATAGAATTGGGCCAGAACTACTTGGGAAAACTTGTGTCGCTCGCGCGATAGAGGAAGCAAACCAGAAACGAGCCGAAAAACTGGAGTTATCAGCCGAATGGGTATTGGAAAACCTAAAAAATGTAGCCGTTCGCTGCCAGCAAGCAGAACCGGTTATGGTGTTTGATTACAGCACTAAGGAAATGGTGGAAACCGGAGAATATCAGTTTGATAGCAAAGGAGCAAACCGGGCGTTAGAATTGATCGGCAAGCATTTAGGTATATTCGAGGATAGATTTAGGCTTTCCGGATCAGTCGGCGTTAAGATCGTGGATGATGTAGATGATGGTTAGAGTATCCGAGGTGATCAGCCCGGCGTTTAAGCCGGTACATGCCGACATAAAGCATAGGCGACATACCCATTACTGGCTAAAAGGCGGCCGCGGCAGCACAAAATCATCATTCATAGCCCTGGAAATCGTCCTGGGGATAATGCGTGACCCGGAAGCCAACGCCACAGTGCTAAGGAAAGTCAAAGAAACCCTCAAGGATTCGGTTTTTGAACAAATCAAGTGGGCTATATACACGCTGGGAGTGCAAAACTTCTGGCATATCCCCCAGGCGCAGCTAGCCATGACTTATATACCTACAGGGCAAAAAATACTGTTTCGTGGTGCAGATAATCCTAAGAAAATCAAGTCTATCGCCTTTGCTAAAGGGTACTGCAAGTATTTCTGGTATGAGGAATTAGACGAGTTCAATGGCATGGAAGAAATCCGCATGATAAACCAGTCTTTGCTTCGTGGCGGGCCGGAGTTTGTTGTGTTTTACAGCTACAACCCGCCCAAGAGCCTGACGAATTGGGTAAATGCCGAGGCTCAATTGACCAGGCCGGACAGGTTAATTCATCACAGCGATTATTTATCGGTTCCCAGGGAATGGCTAGGAGAGCAGTTTATTTTAGAGGCCGAACACCTAAAAGAAGTGAACGAACCGGCCTATAACCATGAATACCTAGGCGAGATTACCGGAACAGGTGGGGAAGTGTTTGCTAATGTGCAGTGCAGACCGATCAGCGACGAGGAAGTCAAAGAATTTGAGGTTATCCGGCGCGGCTTAGACTTTGGCTTTGCCGTTGACCCGCTTAGTTATGTTGTTTGTGCTTACAATCGCAAGTACAAGCGGCTTTTTATTTACCATGAGTTTTACGGTGTTGGCGTCTCCAATCACCAAACCTACGAGGCTATAAGCCGCGAGAATAAGGGTAACGATTCGATTTATGCAGATTCAGCCGAACCAAGAACCATAAACGAATTAAGGCAGTATGGGCTGAGAATAGCCCCCGTCAAGAAGGGCCCGGACTCGGTTGAATACGGCATTAAGTTCCTGCAAGATCTGGAAGCGATCATAATTGACGATCAGCGTTGCCCGGAAACAGCGCGGGAGTTCCTCAACTACGAACTGGAGAAGGACGCGCAGGGCAATTTTAAGGCCAGTTTCCCGGACAAGGATAACCATAGTATTGATGCGGTCAGATATGCGCTTAACTACGAGTGTTTGAAATATCGGGATGAGCAGAAGAAGAAAAAAGACCCCGACAACCCGACCTATGACGAGCTGATGCAAAGGCAGCTTGGGGATGTAATGGGCGGGGATCTAAAAGTAAATCTGTGAGGTGAGCATATGATATACGCCACTATTGGGCTATCGTTGATAGTCCTTTTTTTATGCCTATATATAGCCAAGCTCCAAGGATACCGGATTACCAGAGTACGGCCGGAACCCATATCGGAGCAGGAGAGATTGGAGCAAGAGCGCAAAATCAAGGAGTTTGATGAGGTGATGAATTACAGCCTCACGCAAGCATTAGGCAGAAAGAGGGTGGGCTAATTGCCGGATACCGTCAGAGATTGGGACTTGTACGAAGCGGGAGTCAGATACAACAACAAAATACACTGCATCAACAACTCTAACTATTATGACCTATGCGATGCCTTAATAGATTTTGTCAATGGTAATCAGTGGCGCAATCTGGATATTACCGGCATGCGTAAACCCGTTTTCAACATCATGTCCAAAGCCCTGCGCTTCTGGGTTGCGAGCGTTACGGCAAACAACACCAAGATTGACCTGGAACCCTTGGAATACTCGCAGGACAGCCCTAATGAGCAGATGAATATAGCCGATTTTGCTAGCTCTGAGATAGCCAACCTTTTTGAGAAATTCAAGATGGATAACCGCATCCGGGAGGCATTATTCAAGGCAGGGACTATCGGCGACGTGGCAGCACACCTGTACTTTGACCCGACCAAAAAGCCCTATAGAGGGGCCTTTGACGATGTGGAGGGCGAGATATGCTTCGAGTTAGTACCGGGGACAAACATATTCTTCGGCAATGCCAACAATTCAGATAAGGAGAGTCAGCCTTACATCATTATTTCCGGGCGTGATTTAGCTGAAAACTTGCAAAAGGAAGCTGAGCGGTACAAGCAACAGGGCGAACCAGAGCAGATCACAGCCGACAACGACACAGAGTATGAGGCCGGGTCAGATTCTAAAATTGAGGTAGAGGCAGACGGATTCGGCAAGGCGAGCTATATCATCGTTTACCGTAAAAAGACCGTTCAGGACAAGAAACAAAGGCCGATTACAGATGAAATAGGCCAGCCTATCATAGACGAGCTAGGCCAGCCCATGATGGAGGACTACACCGAGGACAGGGAAACGGTTATGGTCTCTAAATGCGTTAAGAGTGCCTATATCTACCAAGACATTGATACCGAGTTGAGCCATTACCCTATAGCTTGGCTACCGTGGGATAGACAAGAAAGCCAGTATCACGGCAAACCCCCATTGGCAGAGGTCATGGAAACGCAGATATTTATTAATATCATGTTTGCTTTTATCATGTATCACCTAAGTATGACCGCGTTTCCCAAGGCTGTCTATGATGCGGACAAGATTACCGGCTGGACTAACCGCATAGCCGAAGCAATCCCTGTCAGGAATTTAATGCCTGGCGACAGCATCAGGAATATAGCTGGGTATTTGGAACCGGCGCAAATGTCACCGCAGATCGCACAGGTGATACAGCTTGCCTACGATATGACTAAGGACATACTGGGTGTTAACGAAGCTGCATTGGGTGAAATCAACCCCGAACAGGCATCAGGCAAGGCTATCATAGCCACCGTACAGCAATCTATGATCCCGCTAGAGAACACCAAGGCCAACATGTACGAGTGGATAGAGGATATAGGGATAATCTTGCTGGACATGATGGGCACCTATTACGGCTTGCGCCCTATTGTGCTAGACAGAGACGGGCAGAGAACGCTTGAAATGTTCGACTTTACGCAGTTAAAGGATATTTATCTCAACGTAAAGGTGGATGTAGGTACAACCAATGTGTGGAGCGATCAAGCCCGTAAAAAAGCCATAGAAAACCTGTTTGTGATGGGTAAAATCGACATTATCCAATATCTGGAGCGGATGGACGATAGAGACATTCCTAACAGGCAGGGACTTATTGAGGACATTAAGCGCACCATGACGGATAATCAATTCATTTACGCTCAAATGGCGCAATTTGTGGAGAGTTTGCCGCCAGAGCAACAAATGCAATTAGAACAACTAAGACAGACGAACCCTGACCAATACGAGCAGGCAGTTAAGCAGATGATGATGCAGGGAGGTGGAGGCGATGCAATGCCAGGAATGCAACCAGCCCCTTATGGTGGGCAACAGCCAATATAAAAGCGATGAGGGCAGTACAGAGGTATACGTGGAGCTTATGATGGTCTGCGTTAACCCCAAGTGCGGCACATACGCAGGCCCGAATCTGAACGAACCGCTTAAAGTGGCGGCGGTGGTAAGGAATAAGGTGAATTAGGGGGTGTTTTCAATGTTCAATTGCTTAACATCCCTTTACCTCGAATGGCGATACCTCCTTGCCGAGCGCAGAGGGATAAAAGAGGGTTAGCGGATACCCTTCGGGGATTTGACTATTTTGGCTTTACGGGAAAGTACGTCCTGTTCATTGCGGGAAACCGTATGATTCGCAGGGGTGGGAGCAGGGGACGTTGAAAAAATATCTTCTTTCAAGCCCAATAAATGGGCTTTTTCTATTTTCTGATTTATGCCCTACCACAGGCAGAAAGGATGATTTTAATGGCCAACCATAGCCAAGAGGAAAGATTGTTTGACTTACAGCTATTCGCAGAGGCGGATGATGACCTAGCGGGTGATGTGGGAGACATTGGAGGCTTTGACGATGATGTAATACTGCCGGAGGAACCTGCCGAACCAGAGGCAGACGACCTGGCACAAGACCAGCAGGAGCCTACCACGGCTGATGCTGACCAGAATCAAGAGACAGAGCCCCCGGAACCCTATAAGCTCAGGGTGAAATTCAACCATCAAGAGGTGGAAATACCTGAGCCAGATGCAATCCCGCTGATCCAGAAGGGGATGAATTACGACAAGCTGGCAGAACGTTTGATCTCCATTCAAAACGATCCTGTGTTTAGCAAATACGACAAGGTAAGACAGCTTGCTGACATGTACGGCGTTGAAGATGATGCCCTACTTGATGCGCTGTATGACCAGTATTACCAGACCGCCGCAGATCAGCAGGGATTAACACCGGAGCAAATTCGCTATGAGCATGAGTTAAAGCAACGGGAGGCCACCCTTAACCAGAGGATGCAGGCTGAACAGCAACAGCGAGCAACTTATGCGATGTATGACCGCTTTTTGCAAGCATTCCCCAACATCAAAGCGGAGGACATTAAGCCGGAAACCTGGGCTAGAGTGCAAAGCGGCATGGATTTGACTACTGCTTATGTTTTACAGCAAAATCAAGAGCTTTCGCTACAGATGCAAATGCTTAAGCAGAAGGAAAAAAACAAACAAAAAGCACCTGTGAGCGGTGTAACCACTCACGGCAGTCAAGACCCTGCGGGAGAAGATGACTTTTTAGCGGGGTTTAATTCTGACGACTAAAAGAAAGGATGATGTATTGTGGCTGTTAATTTAGCTTCAAAGTATAGCAAAAATGTTGACGAGCGATTTTCTCTCCTGTCTGTCACCGAGAATATCGGATTAAACAAGGAATATGATTGGTCGGGCGTTAAAACGGTTACTGTCTACAGCATAGACACTGTGGCAATGCGCGACTATTCCAGAAGTGGTACATCTCGCTATGGTACTCCCGCGGAACTGAGCGACACCAAGAAGGATTACAGTCTGTCCAAAGACCGGTCTTTTACCTACACCATTGACCGAGGTAATGCAACCGAACAGCTGATGATAAAGAAAGCTGGTAATTCCTTGGCAAGGCAGATCAGAGAAGTTGTTGTACCCGAGATTGACACTTACCGTTTGGCGGCTTGGTATACTGCGGCTGTTGCCAATTCCCATTCTGCGACGGCAGCTGTCTCTGATTCCAATGCTTATGCTAAGCTGTTGGCCGCTCAGGAAGCCCTGGACGAGGATAAGGTTCCTCAGTCTGGCCGGATTTGCTTTGTGACTCCGGCTTATTACAATTTCCTGAAACAGGATGATACTTTCATTAAGGCTGGCGACATGTCCCAGAAGATGCTGATTAACGGACAAGTGGGCGAAGTTGACGGGGTAAAAATAATAAAGGTTCCGTCCTCTTATTTCCCGTCTGGCGGAAATGTTTCGTTCCTGCTGATGCACCCGAAATGCTCGGTATCTCCTAAGAAGCTCGAAGATTACAAGACCCACGACAATCCTCCCGGCATCAACGGCTGGCTTGTTGAAGGTCGATTGATCTACGATTGCTTTGTTCTGGAAGCCAAGAAGGATGCTATTTTCGTCCATAAGACCGCTTAACAAAGGGGGCGCAAGCCCCCTGTAAGAAAGGAGAGATAAGACCAATATGAGTACTATAAATATTACTGACAGTGAAGTAATCCAAGGCACTGATCCTTATTTGACCAGGAAAAAGACTGCTACCGCAGATGTGGACGGTGACATATACGCATTTCCCATATATCAGAACTATATTAAGCTGACCAACAGCGGCAGTTATGACCTGCTTCTCAATGTCGGCAAATACGACAATAAAACCATCCATCCCGGTGATACTTTCGAGGCGGAAACAGACTTTACCCAGTTTGACATTAAATCTATTGGCGAGGACTGTAATTTCGTTGTAATTACCAAGGAAATGGGGACTACGCCGCTTGATAGCGTTGAAAAACTGTGGGCATATATGGCTGAGCGGGATAAAGCTGGGGATGGTGACATTGTAATTAGTGCTAGTAATGCTACTACAAGCGCAACGACTATCGCTTCGGCAATAGCCGGCGAAACGAAAAAGGCAGAAGTTGAACATATTTTTACCTTACAGGACACAGCTACTCCTACCCCAAATACCCACGACTTTTACTACGGCAATATGCCTATTGCCATCAGTGGCAAGACCAGCACTGCCGGGAAGGTTGAATTGGCGGCCGACTATATAACCTTCAAAGCGGGTGTAGGAAAGATTAAGGCTATTTTGACTGGCACGTGGGCGCAGGGCGATATATACAAAGTCAAAGTCACTGGCACGCCGATAATGGGCTTTACGGTGGCAGATATAGAAATCACCGACACCCTGGCATCTTAGGGGGTGTAAATCGTGAAGTTTAGAAAAGGCGATGTTGTTATCGAACTAACCGACCCGAATACCTTTATCCTGGCCGAAAGGCAAGGGTTTGAGCCTGTCTGCGAAGAATTGCAGTCGGAACCTATACCCGAACCAATACAGGAGCCGGATCAAGAACCTGACGACCTGGAAGAACTCCGGGAAAGGGCTAAGGAGATGGGCATTAGAAATGCTCACAGCATGAAGCGGGAAACGCTTTTGAAGAAAATAGCAGATAAAGAATAACTGCAACTCACCATGGGGCAGGGACTAACCATCCCTGCCTCTTTTTGTATTTATAGAAGGGGGGTAATGCGTTTGAGAATCGTACAAAAAAAGTTAATTATGACCCGTGGTGATAGTGAGGCCATCACATTTAGCCGAACGGGTAAAGACGGGCAAGCAATCCCATTTGTTAATGGGGATAAGGTTTATTTTTCTGTTAAGAAATCTTATTCAGATACGCAATACGCCTTCCAAAAAGTAGTTGTCTCTTTTTTAAATGGACAAACAGTTTTCAATATTGACCCTGATGATACTAAAAAACTGGCTGCGGGGACTTACAAATATGATATTCAGTGGACATTGGCAAATGGCGAAGTAAAAACTCCCGTTAAGGGAGATTTTGTGATAGAGGAAGATGTAACACATGAGTGAGATTAATTATAAGGTTGAGATTCTCCCGCCAGTTGAGATTAAAATGGAAAATTCGGCATTATCCCCCAATATAAATGTCATTCTTGAACCTGGGGCAAAAGGTGACAAAGGTGATACTGGCCCACAAGGATTGCAGGGGCCACAAGGTGAGCAGGGCCCACAAGGATTGCAGGGCCCACAAGGTGAGCAGGGCCCACAAGGATTGCAGGGCCCACAAGGTGAGCAGGGCCCACAAGGTGAGCAGGGGCCACAAGGCGTTCAAGGGCCAAAAGGCGACACAGGCGATATGGGGCCTCAAGGCCCGCAGGGAATACAAGGTTTAACTGGCCCTGACGGACGTTCTGTTGAGTTTTTGTGGAACGGAACAGAGCTTGGTATAAGACTTGAAGGCGAAACTACTTATCAATACGTAAACTTAAAAGGCGACAAGGGCGATAAAGGCGATAAGGGCGATCTCCCTGACCATCAATGGAATGGTACGGATTTACGATTTCAAAAACCTGATGGAACTTGGGGTATTTATACTGATTTGACAGGGCCACAGGGAACGCCGGGGGAAGGCATAATTGTTACAAGTAATTTGCCGGTTGCTTCGGCTACATACAGAGGCAAATTATATTTCGTCCAAGGAACAGAGGGAGCAAAAGACCAAGCGTATATGTGCGTCAAAAAAGCAGATGGGTCTTATGCTTGGATAGATATTCTTGAAATGAACTTTGGATATTAGGAGGGAAACAGTATGCCTTACACTGGACTTGATGTGTTTGATAGAGCGATAGCAATTATAGACGAACTTTCGGATACGGGAGTAATCGTAGAGTCGCAGATAAAAGAATATAAATATCGTGCTCCTTTTTTGTTGGATTTATGGCAACAAGAGATAGCAGGTATTGAAAACCTGACCGATGTCGAACCATATATTGATTTAGAGCAGGAATTAATTGTCAGCGATAAGGGATGTGCTTCTGCTCCTTATTATTTAGCAATGCACTTTGCGGCATCCGATCAAAACTCTGAGATCAAAGAGGACTGTAAACATATGTACGAAAAACTTAAACGAGAAGCTAGATTGCCTATAAACCCTGTCAAAATTACCGATGTATATTCTAATACTAATATTTAGTGAGGTGGTGATACATGGCGGCTTTACAACCATATACCATCGAGAAATTTTTGGGAGTAAATAAGTCAGCGACAGAAACGCTTCTCCAACTTGGAGAAGCCAGCTACATGAAAAACTGGATAGTGACCGATGATTACAAGCTGCAAAAAGCCTTTGGCTATGAGCAGCTTTTTGATTCTCTGGGTGCACATAAGATTAACGGTATGTGGTACGGCTCCATAAGCGGTACAAACCATCTTATATTCGCCTGCAACGGCCATGTGTATGAGCATCACCTGACAACCGGAGTAAACACCGACATTGGCACAGTAGTGGATGCTTGCCCAACGACCTTCTTTGTGTCTAATAACACCGTTTACATCATGGACGGGACAGACCTTTACAGTTGGTCGGGAACCGGCAATATTGCGACCGTGGCCGGCTATGTGCCGACTGTATTCACGGCTGCACCACCCACCGGCGGCGGCACGATGCTAGAAAGCATCAACTATCTGACCGGGAAAAAGACACAGAAGTTTTCAGCGAATGGTTCAGCTTCTGTATTCCAGTTAGCTGAGTTGGACATTGATTCGGTCGATGAAGTAACGGTTAATGGTGAGGCACAGGCAGAGATCGCCGACTATACCGTAAACAAAACCGGGGGCACAGTGACCTTTGTCACGTTTCCGCCCACTGGCGTAAACAACGTGGTAATCACCTGGACAAAAACCATCGCGGGCGACCGGCAGACGATCACTAAAAACCGCTATTATGGCGGGGTGTATTATGCTCGGTACTGGGCATACGGCAACCCAGACCATAAGAATACCCGCTACCCCACAGGCGTAACCATGGCCGGGGCAAGTGACCCTTCCTTTTGGCCTAAGTTTGCGGAATCAGACATTGGTGAGTACGAGATAACCGACATTTGTACCCAGTACAATAAACAGCTTATCTTCACTTCCGGGGATTCTGCCGAGGCTTCGGCGTGGTATTCAGAGGAAGAGGATTACATCGACCCTGCTACGGGTGCGATACAGGCCATGTTTCCCGTATACCCCATGAATGCCAAGGTGGGCAATGTAGCCAAGGGGCAGGTGCAGATCATCAAGAATAACCCGTTTACCCTCTGGAAGGGCATTTATGAGTGGGTATCGACCTATGTCATGAACGAGAAGAACGCCGAATGGATCAGCAGGCGGGTACAGAATGACCTTGATGGTGTTGACCTGACTAGAGCCTTGACCGTGGATTGGGCGGACAAGGGGCAGTATTGGCTATGCGTGGGCAAAAAGATATGGGTTCTCAATTACCGCACCGATACATGGTATATTCTCGAACTTCCCGACACGCCAACCTGCTTCTGCTTAGTGGGGGACAAGCTGTATTTCGGCACCACCGCAGGGCAGATAATGAGGTTTGATGAGACTTTAGCAACTTTTAACGGCACAAACATAGAGGCCGTATGGGAAATGGGGTATTTCAACTTCGGCGTGGAATGGCTGAGAAAGTTTATTCAAAGATTGTTCTTGTCAATCCTGCCGCTAGTGGCTACCCATGTTGATGTTTATCTCAAGACAGATAGAAATTCCAACTGGCAATTCGTCAAGACCGTTTCCTATGCCTTATCTTCTTTCGATACCTGGGACTTTTCGGGAACAGATGTTGAGGGATACGAAAGCATAGGGTTTTCATTTGAAACTAATTATTCGCCGCAACCGTTCAAGATGAAAGTCAGGGCCAAGAAGATTGACTATTTCAAAGTTAAATTGGTCAATGACGGGACGGACGGTGCAGTGGTGCTATCGCTTACCATGCCCACCAGAACGGGTGGGGAAGTTAAAAATAGGGGGTGATGCTATGGCATTCACAAAATATACAAAAGACACGACCATTATCGGGGCTTTGGGTACAAACCCCGCCGAGAGGGCCTTAACCACGCAAGAGTTCAAGGATAAGTTTGACCAGTTTGCCAATGAGTTTGTAACATGGTTTAATGCTACACATATAGCAGAGGCTGATGCGCATTTGGCTGATTATGCGTCCAAGTTCCCCAATAATGCAGGTGCACATAATAGCATATACAGGGGAAAATATTTGGGTTCATCAGTAACCGCTGAACAATACACAGCTATTTCTAGTGGTACTTTTGAAGATTTATATATTGGCGATTACTGGACTATTGACGGTGTGAACTACAGAATAGCAGCATTTAATTATTACATGCAAAAAGGCGATACTGCTACAACTGTGAACCATATTACTTTAGTACCTGATACTTCCCTGTATAACCATGTAATGAACGATACGGACATTACAACTGGTGGATACGTGGGTAGCAAAATGTATACAACAGGGTTGGGACAGGCAAAAACTACCATTAAAAATGCTTTCAGTGGTCATGTATTGAAACACGAAAAAATATTAAGCAATGCTGTAGCAGACGGAAAAGCCAGTGGTTGGGCTTGGTTTGATAGCGAAGTGGATTTAATGAACGAGGTTATGGTATACGGCTCTGTTGCGTGGGGAGAAAGCGCAATAGGTGGAAGCGGATATAACATTGGAGAGGGGATGTCCCAGTTGCCATTATTTACGCTTAGACCAGATATGATTTCAAATAGGCAATATTTTTGGTTAAGGGATGTTGTATCTGCCTCGCATTTCGCTCGTGTGGACTACGCCGGCGTTGCGACCGGCCACGGCGCTTCTGACGCTGCTGGCGTTCGCCCCGCTTTCTCTATATCGTAAATCGAACCCCCTTGTGGGGTGAGATTGGAGATGTCTACATATAAAAATATTAATTCAAGGAGGTTTTTCGTGTCAGTACCTAAAGGAAAAAGAAAAGAGTCTCAATTTGAAGTTATTAAACACTTCTATAGACTTAGAAAAGATATAACAGATTTATTGCTTAGAGATTTTGGATATAGCCAAAAGAAAGCTCAGAAGAAACTAGAGAAGCTGTTTGGTGGCAAACCTTATGGCGAATTGTCCGAAACTCAACAAAACCATTATAATCAAAGAATTGCCAGAAATGAAGGTTTTGAAGAATGGTTTATCGGTTACCAAAGAGATACGATAATGGACTGTATAAGAAATGCTACTGAATATATTTTTACTGCTAATAGCACATACCCTTCAATTCCAGAAGAGCTGGTTGAAAGAAGAATATACCAAGATAAGGCAATCGGAC